GTAAAGATATTAGTAACACTGTTTTCCAGCTTTTCTTTGTCCGCTCGTAAGTGTTCGATAGACTCTTTCAAGGCTAGTGCTTCTGAGGTTTCTTGCTCAAGCATTTCGTAAGACGCTTCTTTAAGTCGCAAACTTCTTTTGACCGAATCAAGCTCGTCCGATAGGTCTTTGTTCTTTCCTAGCAATTGCTTGTTAAGATCTTGTGTCGCTTGGTAATCGTCTGGGATGATTTCCTTTTCGATTACCTTTTCAATCGGTTTGACTGCTTTAGCACGTTCCAACTCACCCTTGACCGCTTCGAGTGCTTGGTCTTTGAGTTTTAGGCGACGCTCAAGTTCTTTGTATTCTTTGTGAGTTGTGACATCACCATCGAAAACTGCTTGATTGACCTCTGGGTTAGCTGACGGCTTGGACATTTCATTTTTAATCCGTTGTGGTTGTTTTAAAAAAATTTCTCTTTCTTTGGGGTTGTCCAACTGTTGGACAAGTCTATAAGTGTTTATATAGTTATAAGCATTACTTTTAGAGATTCCCTTGCTTGCAACCCACTTTTGAAATGTTCCGTTGTCGTAACTAGCCAGCTCTTGCTGTGCCTTATAAAGCACTTCTCCGACCACGACTGAATAATTTTGATAAATACCATCAAGCTGATTACTTAATGCTTTCAACTTTTGTGCTGTTTCAGTCCCGACTAGTGAATAGTCAAAATCAGATAAAGTTAATTCGTTCATGTATTATCCTTTCTGTATTTGATATAATGTAATCAAAAAAACGAGGTTGCTTATGCTATCTTTTAGTGCACGAGAATTTTTAAAACGATTGATTAAATTTGCAGAAATAGATGATGTCAATGGTCGTATTGTCAGATACTCCCAACATTCAGACTATATTGACAAACATTTTTATGGCTTGTTAGAGCTTATTAAAGCTGATGAATTTATCATCAGGCAAAACAATAAAGACATCGTTCTGCTCGATAACGCTCTAATATATCCAAGGCAATCAAGGACAAGGTTCGCTCTGCTCTGCTTAAAAAGCCTGTGGCTACCTCTAATAGTGTCTGTTGTATCGTCTTTGATTGTTTACTATGTTACTAATTCATTTTGATAACCAAATGAACAATCCTGTGATTACAGCGCCGATTACAGCGCCGATTATCGATAGTGCAAGATCTTCGTTATCCAGCATAGCGAAGGCTTTTTTTAGTTTTCTCATGTTGCTCCTTTCTACTCCTTTTAATTTTTAAGTTATATACGAATTTTCGTATATTTAAGTTAAAAAAATTTAGTCTTCGACACGTTCGCTAAATAGGTATTCTAATTCATATTCTGGGAAGAACGCCTTTTTGATAGCCACTGTTTCGCCAAATTTGAAATCTGAAACACCATCGATTTTGTCACGGACTGTGCGATAGCCTACTCCGAGCAAATCTGCGATATCCACTAATGTAACGCCTTTGTTCTTACGAACTTCTTCGATGTTTTTCATTTATTTCCTCCTTCCTTAAGCTTGATTTAAGTATATACTAATTTTCGTACACTGTCAACAAGAAAGTACGATTTTTTTTACTTTTTTTATTTACCTATACGATTTTCTGTGTTAATATATAGAAAGAAAGAGAAATGAGGGTTACAAAAAATGCAGGCTGAGGAAAGAATTAAGGAACTGATTATAGCTAAATACGGGAATGTAAGAGCTTTTGCAACAGAAAGCGGCATCTCTTATACTACTGTTCGCTCTATTTTAGAACGTGGTATCATGAACGCAAAAGCTGAAAACGTCTTTAAAATCTGTCATTTGTTGGGAATTTCACCGGACACGCTCGCTGAATGGGGTGTTACGGACGAACCACAACAACCCAACGCCCACGATATCGACGAAATCATAGCTAACGCCATGATGTTCGACGGTAAACCACTTACCGAGGATGATAAGCGGGCAATCCGTGGCATAATCGCTGGTTATATGAGTAGTAAGGAGAAATAAACGTATGGAGAAAGAATTGCTTGAGCAGTTCGGTGTCTCTATCTGTGAGTTTAGTTCTCACGAGTGGCCCAGGAACGGCTTTCTCGACCCAATAAACAGGGTTGTTTATATCAACGGGGATTTAGACCAAGACACTCGTTTAAAGGTCATTCTGCACGAATTAGGGCACTTAGAACACAACTCTAAAGACTATGAGCGTTTGCGTGAAAAATACGAAGCTCAAGCTAATAGGAATATGATCCATGAATTGCTGAAAAACGAAAATCTGGATAATTTTAATTACTTACACTTCATGGAAAAATATAATCTCACCACTATTTGTGACGAGACTTTTGTAAAAAATGAATACCTAAAAATGATGAGGAATTGATATGAAACTTTTGAAAAAATACAAATGGTATATCTTAACAATTATTGTTTTATTCTGCCTTGGCTTAATGTTTGTGCCACGGTCTGGGAAGGAATCAAAGGAAACAAAACAGCCTAAAGCTGTCAAAGTAACAAAACACACCACAAAGTCAAGTAAACATAGTTCTTCTTCGACTTCAAAAGTTTCTAGCAGTTCAAGTTCAGAGCAACCGCAACAACCACAAGAACAGACACAAACTGAATCTTCTCAAGCTCAGCAAGAACAACCTATTGACGGCGTAGGACCAACGCAATCACAAGTAGACCAAGCAACTGAACAATATGGCTATACGCCTGGATATGGCGGGGTCCCTTCCGATTCTCCTGAGGTAGCAAGAGAACAAGCAGACCAACAAGCACGCCAAAACTGGCACGATAGTCAAGTTGAGTGGGCTAGACAACAAGGATTCATGGATTAATAAAAAAACAGCAAATCATAAATGACAAGCTGGATAAAATATTAAACTTCTTGAAAACTAAAAAAGCCCTACACTCACCGTCGCCAAACTTCGAGTGTAGAGCAAGCATCACAGAAAATAAAAACACTATCACGGTAAAACAACCTAACAAGATTGTGTTCTTTTTTCTGTACCCATTTTACCAAATAATAGGAGATATGACAATGTGGGTAGAAGAATTACCGAATGGAAAATATAAATATTTTGAGAGATACAAGGACGCTTACACTGAGAAATGGAAGCGGGTATCTGTTACTTTGACCAGTGGTTCTAATCGAGCAAAGAAAGAAGCTCAGCGCTTACTGGATGATAAGATAGCCCAGAAAATAGAATCATCAAGCACTACTAATGTATCGTTCCATAGTGCCTTTAACGAATGGTGGGAATTTCATCAAAAACAGATTAAGTTAAGCTCAATCAAGAGCCTTGCAGCATCCGTTAAACGAATATATGACACTATTGAACAAGGAACTATCCTATCGAACATCAATGTCAGACTTATCCAATCCTTACTAGACACCGAAGACTGGACAGATTCACAGAAATATCGTGCCAAGACCGTACTAAATACATTCTTCGATTATGCTATGGATCAACAACTTATTACCGATAACCCATCGAGGAAAGCACGACTTCCAAAGAAGACCAATAAACTTGAGAAACAACAAGCTGCCAAGAATAAATACTTAGAACCAGACGAATACAGTCGATTATTGAAAGAACTCTACCGAAAAGACATAACGCTGAGATATGCTCTAGCGTGCGAGTTTATGCTCTTGAATGGTTGCCGAATCGGTGAATTAGCTGGGTTAACTGTTTCAGACTATCACAAAGAGACACGCTCCTTGGATATCCACACCTCATTTAACAGATACATTCCAGAAAACGAAGGAACGAAAACAGTCGCTAGTTACCGAACTACATACCTCACTAATCGAGAGATGGAAATTATTGACCAGATACTAGAATTGAAAGAGTTAAGCGAATCAACCAATCCAGATTGGCATCATAGCGATAAGATTTTCACGACCAACACTGGCAAACCTATCCATAGCACAATCCTTAGTGCATCACTCCAGCGAGCTAATGCCAGACTGGAAACACCTATCGACAAGCATCTATCCCCTCACATCTTTAGACACACCACAATAAGCATACTAGCTGAAAACAACGTGCCACTAAAAACTATCATGGACAGGGTGGGGCATGCAGATTCGGAAGTGACTACCAGCATCTATACCCATGTAACAAGGAACATGAAAGACCAGGCAGTCAATATTTTGGATAATATCATTACGAATAACCTTGCCCCTTCCTTGCCCCTTGGGTAGAAAAAAAGAACCCTAGGTTTAACCTAGAGTCCTCAGAAACGTTGTTAAATCAACGTTTTATTTTTTCAAGTTGTAGAATGATTTCAAACCACGGTATTCTGTTAGTACCATTTTAAATGCGTATATAATAGGAAGAAAACCTATTAAATAAGGATATATGCGTGTAAGATATAGATGGTAAAACTCACATAAAGTTACTAAAGTTTACACTTATTGCCCCTTATTTGCCCCCTTTTTATAAAAAGACTTGGCAGCATGAGCTACCAAGCGGCATGAAAAAAACAAAAACATTGAACGTTAAAGTCCATCTATAGTGTACCTCTATTTAGATTAAATGTCTAATGCTATGCACAAAATAAAAAACCGCCCACAAAAGGGCGGCGTCTACCTATGAAGGCTATTCTCAAAACCAATATCATTATAACACAAAAAGGACTGTCGAAACAATCCTTTTCAGAAATTCCATCGGGCTACGTGCACATAGCTTACATGGCGCTGAAATCAATCAGTCTTTGGAACAGTCAAAAAATAGAGATTGTTTGCGCATCAGACCCCGTAGAGTTACTGACACTTTTCTTTTCAAAATCTCATTTTTGCTGTAGGTATATTATAACACAAAAAAAGCCCCAGCAAGACGCTGAGGCTTCGACCACTACTGCCATGGTATCCCTACTGCAGTGTGAGGGGAGGTGATATACTCCTTTTCGTTTTATAGTTTGCGTGGTCTAATTATTTACCAGTTTGTCCTTGTGTGGCTTGTGCTCGTTCTTCAATAGCCTTAACTACTGAAGCACTAGCTTCATTGATTGCCTTAGAGACTGCCGCTGTGTCGTTTGACTGACTATTCAAGAAACGGTCAAAGTCGCCATCGTCCAACATCAAGTGTTTAGCACCCGCTGAACGTAGAGCATCTACTGTTCCCATTGAGCCGATACCAAATACACGACCATTAACTACACCAACATATCCTTGACTTCCGCTTTCGCTACGTACTACATAATCCATATTTTCTTCTTCCTCTTTCTTATTTACTAAACTATCGCCATCATTGATGATAACAACATTTTTATCCAACCCGCCAGCTAGACCGGTCGATGTAAACTGCCACCAGCGTGTATGTTCCATGTTTGGGTATACGCCCCAATAAGGCTCTGGGCGTACCTCATAATCTGGATACGCTGCAATCCATAGGCTATTAGGATAGCGTGCAGTAATCTGATCTACATACACGTTAGCCAATGTATATGGTTTGTAACTGTAATAGATAGGCTCAAAGCCATTCGCCTTACAAACATCCATAAACGCTAGGACTGCATTAGTGTTCGCTTGCTTATCACCGCTAGCGCCGTCTTCATAATCACAAACCAAATAACGTGGGTGTGATGGCAGATTACTGATAAAGTAATTCGCTTCAGCTTGCGCTGTACCTACATCTCCACCGAAACGGGCGAAGTGGTAGTAACCAATGCAATTACTTGTGTTAGTTTGCTGAGTTGCTACCGGACTAACCCAGCCCACGCCCTCGGTTACTTTGATAACTGTATTGTTAGTGCCGGACGCTTGACAGATACCAGTCAAGTCTCCCGGTTGGTAAGCTGACACGTCGATGAAATAGGCGTTTTCAGCCATACCATCGAACGGTAATTCAAACCATCCGACCATTTGCTGAGATGGCGCACTCCAGTCGATATAACTGAAATTACCAGCGCTATCAAGATTTCGAGTAACCTTGCGTGTCCACCCACCGTTATACAAAGCGTCACCGTTACCGTCGATATTCTGCTCGACTGTGGTAACTGTCCCGTCTGGGTTTTCTGCAACCACAAAACCGATATGCCCGAATTGGTGATATGGTAAACAGTTAGTTACCCATACACTCCCAACGGGTGGATTGTTAGCACCGTTGAAGCGTGTTACCTTTAGTCCTAAACTTTCGGCACGACTTAGACCGTCAATAGCGTTTAGATAGCTAAAATCGTAATTAAACAATCCTTGATACTGCAATACATTGTCAATCAAACTGATACATTGTCCGCCATAAGGATTGGTGGGCACTTCTACACGTTGATTGACCAGACTGTCAAGTGTGCTTAATAATTGTGTTTTAGTTGTCATTTACTCTCCTTTCTTATAATTATTTTTGAATAGCTTGTTTAATCTCCGAGATAGTTCTCTCCAATTCTTCGACTTTTTGATTTAAAGCGTCAATTTCGCTCGTTGGCAATTGAGATTTTGTTACAAGTGGGTCTGCCGCAAATTTATTTTGTTCCATAACTTGTAGGAAAAAGTTGTTATATGTCGGAAATAGTCCATACGCTTGGCCGATACTCAACGATGAAGATTGTTTCCCTTTAATCTCCCCAATATCACGGCCAATGCTTTCAATAACATTGCTTAAATTGCTCATAATTCAACCTCCTTAGAGGGTGTTTTTAGCAGTATTATAGACGCTCACAAGGTCTTCTTGCTCGATGGTATCGATACGAGTTCCCAATTCGGTCATTTTCGTAATGATGCCACTATCAGTATTGCCACCCGCTGCGCTGATTTTATCAGCGATTTCCTTGAGTGTATCAAGCTCTTCCGGTGCATTACCGATGATATCAGCCTTAGCCTGTGTAATTGCGGTGTTAAGTTGTTCTTGAGTGATGCCGTTAGTGGTCACTTCACCTTTCTCAGCCTTGCCAGCCAATGCTGCCTTGATTTCTTTGATATCTGCTCCGACTGCTTGGGCAAAATCATGTAATTTACTCATTTATGTTTCCTTTCAAATTTTAGCAAGATTGTAGATATTAACGAGGTCTTCCGTGGTATCAGTGCCACCACTAATTAACCCAGAATCTCGCAATTCATCCACTAGTAACTTTAATTTAGGGCTCTTGTCCGATGGAATAGCACTGTCCGCATTCAGTGAGTTTTTTACTTTCAC